ACTGTCGGAACTGCGGTATCGGCTTCGGTTGCTGGTCAGTCTATTACGATTAACACGGCTGGAAATTACCGAGCGGAGTTTCACTATGTCGTCCAGTATAATAATCAGAACGATGTGGATATTACTGTCGAAATCTTGCTGAACGGTAGCCCTTTTAAAACGGTTAATTTCAATTCCCCGGATCAGGATTGGGCTCATCACATGGCGAATTACGTTGATCTGCCCGGACTCTCTGCGACTGATGTGATCACGCACCGCTGGACGATGAGTAAGAACGTGAATAGCGAACTACATGGAACTTATACCAAATTTGTAAAACTCTAACGATATGACTGTTTTAAAGAATAGTGCGTACAAGACCAAAGCGGGCGTTGTGGAATCCACAGTCGGCCTTAATCTGGAAGCAGGGGCGATGGTCTATTCGATTGCAGATGCGGCTCTAATGATATGCGACGGGTCAGTTTGGGTTCCCGCTGGTGGTGGAAATAGTCCGGCTTTTGCGGCTGCTCACCTTGCGGGACAAACTATCGGCCTGACCGGAACTCCTCCTCCCCAGCCCCTCGTTCCCTTCGATACGATTCTGGTGAATAATGGAGGAACGGATATCGTGCCTTCGCTGCCCGATATAATTCTTTCTCCGGGCGAGTATCTCATTAATGCGACATTCTTATTTGTGGCGATGAATGTTCCCGGCCCGATTCTGGGCTTTGCACAGTTGAGTGCGGTTACTTTTGGTTCGTGTGCGATTAATAGTCTGGGCGGTGGTGAACTGGATTCCATGACCTTGACTGCGGGAGTGACGGTTCCGGGGCCAAGTCCAGAACCTTTCGTTTTAGCTCTTCAGTCGCTTGCGGCTGCTGGTCCGGTTACTGTCGGCCCTCAACTTAATATCTTAAAGGTCGGCTAAATGAGTCTATCGAGGGACGAACTGGAAAGGGAGCTCGTAAGATTTGATAAGCAGAAGCTCATTACCCAATGCCTGAAGCTATTCGACTCGAATCGGGAATTGGTAAAAACTATCGAGAGCCAAAAAGATCGTATCCTCCAAATGGAGGAAATGGTCGAGGGGCTTGTAAATAAGAACCGGGAACTCAGGCAGATAACTTGGTTCCAACTATTGAAGAAACGAATCGGATTATGAGATTAAAAGTACCAACGAAAGCGAGCGATCTGACCCTTGAACAGGTTCAGAAAATGCTGTTAATTGATAAGAACGAAGATATCGACGAGTTCGCAAAACGGGTTCATGTCGTGGCGGTGGCTACCGGGAAAACGGCACAGGAAATAGGGGTCGTTCACCTTGACGACCTGAATCAGATTTATGATAACCTGACTGCGATGACGAGCCGGGGAGGAAACGAGCCGTTAACCCGTTACGTTAAATATCTCGGAAGGGAGTATGCGTTTATCGAGGATGTGCGGGACATGGAAACTGGGGCGTTTATTGATATTGACCAGATGACGAAACAGGATAAGTATGCGGAGAACCTTCATAAGATTATGGCTGCAATTTACCGTCCTATCGACGCAAAATGGGGTGATCGGTACAGGCTTAAATCCTACGTAAAAGAAGATCCGAAAGATCGGGAGGAGCGACAGGCGATATTCCTACGGCACATGACTTTTGACGTGGTTCGGGGAGCGGCTGGTTTTTTTTTGCTCGTCATGCAGAAGTCCTTAAATATTTTGGACGGCTCATTCCGAATCCCGGGGGTGGAAACGATGATACGTATGACAGCTGGGGTTGGTACCACTTTATCTACGCAGTTAGCGGAAGAAACTTTGTAAATATCGAGAAGGTTCTTTCGTCTGGAATTATGGAAACGATAACATTTTTTGGTTATGAAGCTGAATTATCAAGGCGTACTCGAAAGACTTAAAACGGTGATCCTTGCCCACCCCCAGGTTAATAGCTGTGACGATGGCAGGGAGCTTGAGTTCGATGTAAATAAATCGGAACTCTGGCCTCGTGGCTTTATAAGGACGGAAGCCAGTACCCTGCTCGGTGGTTTGGGGTCGGCTGAACTGTCGTGCAACTTTACCATTCTCATGATGGATCGCCTGAATACTGACCGGACGAATGTGGTCGATGTTATGAACTCGATGCACTCTATCCTTACGGATGTTATGGCGACCCTGAATAGTGAGCAGCTTATCAGGATCGAGGAGGGTATCGTTTTTAATCCTCTTTACGATTATCAAGACTCTCAATCTGCCGGATGGTCGGTAGAAATTAGAACGTATATTGAGGGATCGCTCGAATGTTATCCCGTTCCGTAACTTAAATACTTAAATCATGGCTGACGAAATTTCCGAAAAGTTTGAAATGGTTCCGAAACCTGTAATCGACGAGGACGTTAACGTTTTTATTGATAGGTGCATGATCGACCAGACGATGGTTAGCGAGTTTCCTGACGAGCAGCAGCGTAAGCTGGTTTGTTATACCTCGTATGATCTGGAAACGACCAAGCACCGATTGTATAAGATAATCCGTCCGGGCTGGCAAAAGCACGTGAGGGGTCCGGTTACTCCTCCCGATAAAAAGTAAGAAAATGCCGATCCCGAAACCCAAGCCCGGAGAGGGTGAAAAGGATTTTATCAGCCGTTGTATGGCTGACGATGTTATGCGTAGCGAATACCCTGACGAGGAGCAGAGGGCGGCTGTCTGTTATCAGTCCTTTGAAACCTCCGTTTTAAGTAAGCGACTTTATAAGAAATGGCGAGGATAAGCTGGGAAAATATTGATCGAGCCGTGAATGATTTCGGAAAGGCTGTCGTAAAACAGGCCCGGAGAAATCTATCGAAGGAGAAAGCGAACGCAACTCGGAAGCTGTATAATTCCATCGGCTATAAATTCAAGGATCGTGTATTGATTTTCACGATGTTACCTTACGGGGCTTTCCTCGATAAAGGGGTGACGGGAACTGGCAAGCTATATTTTGCGGATGGGAATTTCAGGCCCGTTGCTTTTAATAAATCTGACGCTCGGCCTCAGTATCGGTTTCGGAAAAAGGTTATCGGAGGGAGGAGGCCCGTTCGGAAATGGATGCAAATTCGGAATATCCCTGTAAGCGACTTTGTAATAAGGAGGTCAATATCCGCTAAGGGTATAAGACCTCGGAGGTTCTTTACGTCTGCATACGATAAGCAATTCGACCAATTCGAGGAGGAATTGAGCAGGGTTTTAACTCTGGACGTGGAAGAAAACCTCGATCAGATATTGAGTGCATTTAAAAATTAGAACGATATGGCTGTTTCTATTGTAAGCGACCCCCCGATTAGTCCTACGTGGACGAGTGTCGGTGATAGTTTCCCGGTCGAGGTGTCGAGTAGCGTGTTTGGAACTCCGGGCGTTACCCAGCACAGGTTTAGGGCTGACGTAACTGCGCTTGTGAATCTGGGAACTCGTTATACGGTTGTGGATAATAGTGCGTTCCCGTATGGGAATTTTGATTTCGTTGACCTTTTTAAAACGCTGCTTCAATCCTCCGAACAGGAATGGGGAGGAGCGCAAGATATTACTCAGATTACCGTTCCGACGATGGCTTATGCTTTCGAGCTTTGGGGCTTTCAGGTTGTCTATTCGGAGGAGTATTATTTAAACGGGGTATTCACGCAAGGTTCAGGCCCGACGAGGACTTATATTTCGGGAAGGGGCTACCGGGATCCCGGTTCTTTCCTCTGGAAATATGCAAACTGGTGGCAGCGAAATGGACTCTCGAAGTTCATGCCTTATACCGGACAGACTTATCAGGTCTATCCGCAACGACTTGAGGACGCTGCATGGGAACCTAAAACGACGCACTCGTGGATGAATATTCAGGTCGATGAAATTGGAGGAGGGCCGATAGCGAACTGGTGGTTTCAGAGGAACGTGGTCGGCAATCAACAGGTTACTTATTTCCCGATCTATTTCCCCGGCACGAGCGATCTCGATGGCTTCGTAGGAATTACGGTTCGGATTTATTTGAGTACGGTAAACGGCTCCGGGGGAATCCTGAAGGAAACATACAGTATCGAGCGTACCGTTTCTGAGTGCGTGGACGAGGAAAAACTGATCATGTTTAAGGATTCCAATTACAAGTGGGCTTTTATGTCGTTCACGAAAAAGCATCGGGAAACTATTAACGTGGATAAAAAGCAAGATGCGGATTCTATTATAAACGGAAGGTATCGGTATAACGTTGAGGCCAGCGAAACCCTGACATTAAATACCGATTGGATGAATGAAAACCAGAACGAGCTGGTTCGTGACATGATGGTTTCGGAATACTTTTACCTCGTTAATAACTCTGACGGATCGCTTGAACCTGTCGTTATTGTGCCTAATTCCTTGAGGTTACAGACGAGCCGGAATGATGGATTGATTCAGTACCAAGTTTCTTTTAAGAAATCGCAAGATATATTCGTTGCATGATACGGTTAATTACGAGATGGATTGACGGAACGACGTGGGAGCTTGACGTAGATCAGAACGAGGTCATAGCTTTAAAATTTGCGTTCCTGAACCTGACGGATATTGAAAAACAGAACGGGGATTATACGAGGCAATTCGCCCTCCCACGGTCGCAGCGAAACGATTGGTTCTTCGGACAGTTTGGCGACCCTGCCGCTGTCGGTGGAAACTGGAACGCCTCGGTCGAGGCTCCGGCTTGGTTGCTGGACAATTCAGACCTTATTATTGACGGTTCCTTGCGGATGGAATATAGCGACCCGAAAAATGATCGTTATAACATTTCTATTAGTGGTGCGACCTTTACTATCAAGGAGGCCATTGGCGAGGCTCTTATGAGCGACCTTGACATGAGTGCGTGGACGTTTACCCCGGCCCAGATTGCGACGACTTGGGGTCGGACGATATTCGGGGGTCACATGGTTTTCGGTATTCACGATTTCGGGTTTGGTTACGGGCTTTATAAAAAGGCTGGCGTAGCGAATAGCCTGTTCGATATATCTAATTCTGCGACCCCGATTGTTCTCGATAGGTGCATTCCCTCTTTCCGTTTAAATGAATTGTTGCGAATGATATTTGCAGCCCAGGGATTGACGGTGCAGGGCAGTTGGTTTAGTGAACCTGAAGTCGAGGAAATTTACGTTCAGGCTAATAATCCCCGGAGTTCCTTTGCGACTGCCGTTTCTTATGTGAGTACTCGGCTTAATATTTCGATGCAGATATTAACTACACGGCAGACGATAAAATTTCAGGCGAGTCCACTCGATCCTAACTGGGATAATACGCTATTTGAATATACGGCTCCGCAAACTGGTACGTATTACTGGGATTTTACTATCACCCCCAGCCCCGGAAACCCGACCTCGGTTGTTATGCTGATTTGGCCTCAGATAAATGGGATCGATGCGGGGCCTCCTTATGTGGGCGACTGGTCAACTCAGATGATCCAGACGAATCAGGCTTATGCGCTTACGGCTGGCGATACTTTCAGGCTTCAAATCCAAACTGGCGTTGGGTATTTTAGCCCCGGAAACCTTTATAGCTTTAATACCAATACTTTAGATTTGGTAAACGTGGTCGCTTCGGGGGCTGGCGTTGATCCTTCAGAATACTGGACGAATATTGAGCAGTTTGAGTTTCTTAGTGCCGTTCTTCAGGTTTTCAATCTGGTAATTTGGAGGGATAAAGAACTCAAAATCAATATTGATACTTGGAACGCTTACATGGCGACCGGGACGAAGCGGTACTGGGAGGATAAGGTCGATGAAAGCACTCAGATAGTAACGAGGCCGATAAATGGGATGCTTCGGAACCCGATTAACCTTGAATTGAAGCCCGCACGAGATGTTTTAAATACTGAATACGAGGACGTGACGGGTCGCCCTTATGGAACCTATCGGGAGGATACTCGAATACCGTTTACTCAGGACATGAAGGGGCCGTACCCTCTTTTTAGCCCTATCCCGGTGCAGTCTATCATTTCCAGCGTGCCGAGTGCCGATTTTCCTGATCTTCTGGTCGCTAAGATGTATCAGTCGGAGGACAATATCGAATATGAGGCTCCCGGATTGCAGTTAGTGTATTATAATGAACTGAAACCAGCCGGAAAAACGTATTATACGGTGGATCAGACGGGAGGGATACCCGTCGCTCGTACTGATTTCCCCTATTTTAGCAACTTTCGACTGTTTTCTGCCTCCGGTTGGCAGGTTCTGGCTACCACTCTCGACCTAAATTTCACGTATTTTACTCCTCCAAGCCCGACGATTGTTTCTGCTCCGAGTGAACAGGGACTTTATAACCGCTATTTTCGTGAAATGCTGCGGGAAAGGTATGACATTGCGAATAAAGTACTCGAATTTCGGATGGTTCTCGATGCTGCGGATATTGCACAGTTCACATTTGCCGATACTATTATGGTCAATATGGCTGGAACGCCCGTCGGGTTGAAACTCTTAGAGATTAACGACTATCAAGTAGGTAGAAAAACGGCTGTAAAAGTTAAAGCGTACATAACATTTTTAGCATGAGCCCGGAAGAATTTGTATTCAGTAACTTACGTCAGATCGTAGAGGCTACGAGGGCTGGGGATGAACGTCATATCGACGCTCATTCTCACCGATTGCCCAGACGGATTAAACATATTAGGAAATGGCCGAAGAAACTATTGTAAGAACGGTCGATATTCGTACCGAGAAATCGGAAAAGGCTTTAAATAGTCTATCGGATACCACCAGTAAAGTCACGAAAAATACCGGAGGGCTGGAATCTCAACTCGGTGCTATTCCGGGGCCGTTGGGAAAGGCTAAGCAGGGCGTAGCGGCCCTATCTAAAGCGTTCAAGGCTTTGCTGGCTAATCCCATTGTCGCCATTATTGCGGCTATTGTGCTTGCTCTTACCGCACTTTTCAAGGCTTTTCAGAAGACTCAGGGAGGAGCCGATAAAATAAATGACGCTTTTAAGGCTCTGGGCGCTGCGATGGATGTGATAGTCGAAAGGGCAGCGATGATTTTTAAGGCTCTCGGCAAAATCTTTACGGGGAAATTTAAAGAGGGCTTCGATGAAATGGGTCAGGCTGTTAAGGGCGTGGGCGAAGAACTGAAGGAAGCGGCACAGGCGGCTATTGATTTCGAGAAAGCACAGAGGGCATTGTACGAATCCGAAACTGATGTAATTACTGCGAACGCTGAACGGAGGCAGCAGATTGCGGAGCTTGTTTTCCTGACGAGGGATTTTACGAAGTCGATTGACGAGAGGAGAGCAGCTATCATTGAAGCTGACCGGATCGAAAAAGAAATCCTCGCAGATAATATCCGGCTTCAGGAAGAACGGGTACGGTTGCAGCAGCAAGAAATTCTGAACACCCCTGAACTGCAAAGGACGAGGGAGCAGAGCCGGAAACTTGCGGAGGAGGAAGCGAGGCTCATTGACTTACAAACTGAATCCCTTGCAAAGCAGAGGGAGCTTAAAAATAGGCTGAACGATCTCGATAATCAAGCTCGTGCCGCAGCGAAAGCGGCTGCGGATGAGGCAGCGAAAGAAGCGGAAGCGGAAGCGGCTCGGCTGGCAGAACTGGAAACCCAGAGGCGGGAGCAGCTTGCTCTGGAAAATGAAATCGAGTTGCAGTTGCAGGCTGAACTGGACGCTCAGTTTCTGGAAATGGAAAAGCAGCTCAATGCGGAAACTGAAAAGCTGAATCAGGAGAATACCGAGGCGATGATCGCACAGGCTGAAAAAAGATTTCAGAAGGAGGAGGAGTTAATTCAGCAGCAGATTGAAAACGAACAGCTCCTGGCATCCGTTAAGGAGGGAATTTATCAGAACTCGGTTACGGCTTTGCTTGGTTTTCTGGGCGAGGGTTCCCGGATTGCGAAAGCTGTTCAGGTTGCAGATGCTACCCGGACTGCGATTATTACTGCGATGCAGGCTTATAAATCTGCGGTCGGAATCCCTGTCGTTGGTGCGGTTTTGGGGCCGATTGCAGCAGCCGCAGCTTTGGCGGCTGGTATGGCTAACGTGCGGAAGATTATTAACACCCCGGATCCTACGGGAGCAGCAGCCCCGGCTACGCCCAGCGTCAGCTTGGCAGAGCCTCAGGGGAACGTAAGTACGGACGCTCTGGTTAATGCGGAGCAGGGAGTTCCACAGGACGTTGCGATAATTCAGGATCAGACTGCAAGGAGGCCCGTCAAGTCTTATGTGGTAGCGAGTGACGTGACGGCTGAACAGGAAATTGAGCGTAAAAGGGAGGAGGACGTGACAATATAATATGTTAAAAAACAGGCTTGTAACGCACTGGGACTCAGGCGATTAACCGTTCGACTTATGGGGGATATTACCATACCTTGATGGGGTCTACGGCTGAATTTCGGGAGCAAAACGACCTCTACGGGGATTTGTGTAAAAGGGTGTTTTTAAGTGAAAAGGATGTAACGTAACTTTGCTAAAATACAGTATCATGATGAAAATTATCGAACTCAAGTTGACAGAGGAGAAAACCGGGGAGGGTATTACAGCCATTTCTCTGGTTAAAAATCCAGCGATAGAGCAGACTTGGATTGCGTTTTCAGCAGACTCGGGAGAGGTTAAGATCGACCCCCGGTATGAATTTAAAACGGTGGATGAGGAGCAGCGTATCGTAGCTGGCCCAGCCATGATCCCAGATAAACTGATCTATCGAGTGAACCAAGAGGGCGAAGAATTTTTCGTCTTTTTCACGGAGGATACTATCCGGCAATTATCAGAGCGGTTCCTTTTACAGGGCAAGCAAAACAACATGACTTTAGAACACGACGCTACGCTGAACGATCTTTCGGTGGTGGAATCGTGGATCGTTGAGGATTCCGAAAGGGATAAATCAGCGGTTTACGGATTCGACCTTCCGGTTGGTTCATGGTTCGTTAAGGTGAAAGTTTTAAACGATGCAGTTTGGGAGCTTGTCAAGGGGAAAGATGTTTCGGGATTTTCTGTCGAGGGCGTGTTCACCCAGGAGCTATTAAAAAAACAAGAAGACATGAAAAAAACAAAACTGGATGGCTACCTCGATAAAATCAGGTCGCTATTTGAAAGTGAGAAACCGGACGAAACTGAAGAAACCCAGGAAAATTTTGGCAGCATTGAGGCCGAGACTGCGGATGGCGTTACCATTCAAATCAATTATCCCGGAGAGGTTATCGAAGTTGGCGCAGTAATCACGCACACGATGGAAGGCGAGGAGGTACCCGTTCCGACAGGTGAATATATCCTATCGGATGGTACGGTTCTGGTCGTTACCGAGGAAGGTGTGGTCGGTGATCTGAGAGCCGTCGAAACAGCCGAAGAGGACGAGGAAATGGACAAAGACAACGACGGAGGATTGAAGGGAGAGCAGATCGAAAAACTCATTGACGGTATTGCCGAAATTATTGCCTCTTTTAAAAAGGAGGTTCGGGAGGATATCGAGAAAGCTGTAAAGGCGAGTTCGGATTCTCTGAGGGAGGAATTTAACAAGCCAGCCGACGACCACGAGGACGAGACTCCTCACGATAAGGATAAGCAAGCGGTCGTTCAGGGCTTGAGTAAGTTCGTCCGTGAAGCGAATAAAAAATCTTAAAATTTATTTATTATGCCAACGACATTAAATCTTACAACCTCCTTTGTAGGCGAGGCCGCAACGGAGTTGATCAACCGAATGTTCTGGAATGCGTGGACTGTCCAGCAGGGCAATATCACCATCAAGGACGATGTTAATAAATCTTATAAAATTCGCAGGCTGGCAGGCTCTGATCTGATTCAGACCCCGACTTGTGATTTCACCCCCGCTGGAACGATTGATATCGACGAGCGCAGTCTGGACGTTGAGCCTTTCGAGGTCAACCTTCAGATGTGTAAAAAGGATTTCAAGCATGTCGATTGGAGTTCAGTCAGAATGGGAACCGGAGCGAACCGCCAGTTAGCGCAGGATGTGATCGACTCGGTAATCACTGAAATTCTGGGCTTCGTGGGACAGGAAATCGAATTTCTGCTTTGGAGGGGTGACACTCTGAATCCCACGTATAACCTTATCGACGGGCTGTTCAAAAAAATGCTGGCTTGCGTTCCCGGAGCGCAGCAGACCACTCCTTCGACGGTGGATAGCACTACCGTTGTAGCTGATCTGAGCGACCTGTACGATATTGCCGCAGCACTACCGTGGTTCAATGCTCCCGACCTTGCTTACTGGGTTGCTCCGAACGTCGCTGCCTCCTACAAGCAGGCTCTCGCTAATCAGGGGTACATGGATCAGTACCAAGTGGGCGATAAGCCTCTAAACTTTGTCGGGGTTCCGATGTACGTTGCTCCCGGTCTGAACGTTCACGAAATTGTTCTCTCCCATAAGAGCAATCTTTATCTGGGAACTGAGAGCGTGTCGAACTACAACGAGGTCATTTTGAAAGATATGGCCGACGTTGATCTGAGCGACAATGTGAGGTTCCGTAGTTATGCCGTGATCGGTTGCGAAATCGGCTGGTGCGAAGAAATTGCTCTGCATGACGGACCGTAATATTTAAGAGGGCCGGGAGGTTCCCTTTAAAGCCTCCCACCCTTTTATAATACTTACTTTAAAAACCATTTAACATGGCATGTGACTTAACAAATGGCAGATTACTGGACGAATGTTTAGTAGGTCGTGCCGGAATCAAAACGCTGTTCTTCGCAAAGCTGAACGACTTTGCGGCCTTAACGGGGGTAACTGAAGCGGGGGGAGAAATTACCGACCTCGGCTTAGACCCTATTGACGTTTACAGGTTTGAGATGGCAGATAACGTAGGGATGTTCGAGGAGGCTGTTAACGCAAGTCAGGAAAACGGAACTGTATTCGTACAGCAGAACCTGACGTTGACGCTTTTCAACATTGTCCCTGCCGACTTGGCTGATCTTAATAACCTGAAGCTCGGTCGCTGGGTTGTCTGGGCGCTGGATTTCCAAGGAAATATCCGGCTGTTCGGAAGGTATAACGGAGCAACGGTGAATGGAGGTTCAGAAACGAGTGGTACAGCAGCCGGAGACAAGCGGGGTCTGGACATGACCTTTATTGCAGAGGAAAACGACTACGCTATCTTCATGGCAGCTTATACCACCAATCCTTTCGATAACTTTGCGAATGTAACGGTAGTTCCTGCGTACTAATGTTTTACGTTAATAGCGCAGATATTACATTCGACCTGACATTGACATTAGGTTCGGAGGAAACGAAAACTCCTCCGGCCCTGATGTTAGGTTTCGACCGTAAAGGCACTAATAATTCAGGAACGTGGAACGTGCCTCCGGGTCAGATCGTGTCTGGGGATCGGTTTCTCGAAATTACTGGGATTCCTACGAATCTTTTCGAGTTTACTGGTCAGTATAATTATGTCATTTATAACGTGGATATTCCAGCGAATCCGGTTGAGATTGAGAGCGGTCTATTTATCGTTATCACGACACCGATAACCAAAACCGAGTATGGAACCGACAAAATCAGGGGTGAATATAAAGGCCACCTCTAAGCCTGAAGATAAGTTCAGCGTTTATACCTTTGGCGAGGTAGATTTGCCCCAAGCTACGGAAAAACCTTACGAGGATTTCGTGACTTATGGCGAAAACAATGAGTTTCCTCAGGATTTAATCAATGCGTGGCTTCAGAGCAGTACCCATAACGCCCTTACGACCGGGATCGTGCAGCTTATTGCTGGCGATGGGATAAATTTCAGCGAAAAGCTGATTGAGGTCGAAACCTTCAGGAAGAAAATTAACCGAAAGGGCGAAACTTTGGAGGATTTGATTCGTAAAACCTCCTTCGATTTATATTTGCACGGATATTTTGGCTGGCAAGTCGTCTGGAACGTGGCCCGAACGAAGATCGTTGAGGTTTATCATACCCCAGCTGAGCAGATAAGAAGCGGAAAGGCTAATGAGGAGAACGTGATCGAGTGTTATTATGTTTCTTATGATTGGAGCCAGTACCGGAAAAAGAAATTCAAGCCTCAAAAAATTAAAGCCTTCGACCTGACGGATAGAAGCGAGGGCAAGCAGATGCTTTTCATTAAGCAGTACCGACCGAACCAGTACTATTATTCGACCCCTTCGTATATCGGTGGCCTCAACTGGATTCTCATGGATAACCGAGTCGGAGAATTTCACCTAAATAATATCGAGAACGGGTTCTTTCCCTCCTCCGTAGTTCAGTTCTTTAACGGGGAACCTCCCCAGGAGGAGAAACGTAATATCGAGCTTGGTTTTATGAACAAGTTCACCGGAAAGAAACAGGCGAAAATCGTATTTGTGTATAATAATAACCGTGACGAACAGGTTGCTTTTGATACCTACGAGCCTGCAAATATTGATAGGCGGTTCCGGGATATTATGCCTAATATTCATCAAAATATTATGATCGCCCACCGTGTAACCTCCCCGCTTTTGTTCGGAATTAGGGACAGTTCGGGGCTGGGAAATAATGCCGAGGAATTGGAGTCGAGTTCATTGCTGTTTAATAAAATGGTAATTATGCCGTTGCAGAGTATTATACTCCAAGCCCTTTCTGTAATCTTCCGGGTTAATAGCTGGGAGGTCGATATCGAGATCGCCACGTTGCAGCCGACCCAGTTCCTTGAGGGTGACGAGGATGACGCTACGGCTGATACTGAGGACGAGCAGATGGAAAAGTTTTCAAAGAAAGACGACCGGGAGGTTATGCCGGAAGAACTGGTCGAGCCTATCCTTAAAAGGCTCGGAGAGCTTGGAACGACCATCGAAGATTTGGAGGCCGACGGATGGAAACTGGTCGTTGACGAGGAGGAGCTCACCGAGGAGGGAATAAAGAATAAATTGCGCCCGGATATGTTTGCCGTTGCTCCAGATGTAAGTACGGTCGAGCCGGGGGAGGCTCCGAGGGACGGTTTTTATTTGGTGCGTTATCAGTATCGGGCTGGTCAGGGCTACCAACCTATTATTGAAACGACCAGAAATTTCTGCCGGGAAATGATGACGAGTAACGCTGATCGTGTTTACTCGTACCCTGAAATAAATCAGCTAAGTTTCCAGACGGCTAATCCTGAGTTCGGAACGTACTCTATTTTCCGGTATAAGGGGTCGTATAACTGTCGTCATCGCTGGGCGAGGCTGGTCTGGTTCCGTACAGCGGCCTCTGGAACGGATGTGCCGGGATATAAGAAAGCCCCGCCAGATGCGGTTCCCGTCCAGTTTCTGCCTCCGAATGACGCTGAGGCTACGAAAGTAAATGATCGAGTTCAACAATAACGCTTATGGCACGAGAAGAAAGTTTAATAATCAGCGAAGAATTGTTTAAGGCTCTCAGTCCGGTTAGTGGCGATCTGGATTGGCAGTACGTCTGGCCTATTATCTTGGCGGCTGACGATAAATGGATTCAGCCTACGCTGGGCCAGAAACTTTACGAGAAGATCATGGCAGATATAAAGGCTTCGAGTTTAGTTGATCCTTATAAATTGCTCGTAGAGGACTATATCGCCCGGACAGCCGTCTGGTTTACTTGTTACATGGGTTTCCCTTTCTGGGGTGTAAAAGTCGTAAATTCGGGCGTTATGCAGCGTATTGTGGACGATGGCACGACGGTTAGTTTTACCGATATTGATAAGCTGGCAGAGATGTGCCGGGGTCAGGCTGAATGGTATAAACAACGGCTGCTCGATTATCTCTGTGCGAATAGTTCTGATTTTCCCGAATACTCTGATTGTGATTCAGGGGAGGTTTCTGCGGAGCGAATGAATTATGCCGGGGGGCTGAACCTTGAAACCTACACGAAGACAAGCAAAGGCTTGACGGTTCATGATTATTTACGAGGCTGGTTAGACTGATATGGCAACGGATTGTGATATACACGAAGGGCTTTTAATGCCCGAATGCTTAGTCGGAGAGGCCGGGATAAAATCGGTTTTCTTCTTCCGGCATAGCTCCCTGCAGGTGACGTATAACGTCGATGGTGAGATTACCAGTATCGGAACTGGTACGATTTACCGTTTTGATCAGGATAGACACCACGGAGCGACCCTTGAGGAGCCCATACGGGGCGAGGAGAACAGTTACGTTCGGCAGCAAGTGGATATGACCATGTATTACATTGACCCGGAATTTCGGAATGTAATCGACTATATTCGCAAGGGCCGCTGGGCGATCTTTGCTCTGGATTATCACGGTAAAATTAAACTTTACGGGATCCAGAGTGCGATGAAGCAAACCGGGGGGTCGGTTCCCTCTGGCGTGGCTCCCGGAGATAACCTTTATTCGATGCTAACTTTTGAGGGCGAAGAAAATGAATACGCTCGCTTTTTGGAGGATTACACTACGTACCCTTTCGATAACTTTCCCGGTATTGTGGTTACTCCACGCTACGGGAATGAACCCGGACTCGTCTTGCAGAATACTGCGGGCGACTTTATTGAAGTTGATAATTCAGGAAACCGTTTAGACCACAGTTAATATGGCAGATAAAAGAATATACGAACTTGCAGCCTCGTCAGTACGAACTGGTAAGTTCTTTATCATGGACGCACTCGCTCTGAGCGATGCACAAAGTTTCGATGCAACCCAGCTGGTCGATCTTAGTAGTGCGGAAACGATAACCGGATTAAAGAGGTTCACGAATGGACTTGAGGTCGGAGATGCAGCCACGACCCTGACGAAAGACGGTTCCGGCAATTTGGTTCTGACAGATGTTAATGCGGGATCAGTACTTTTGTCGGACTTGGTTTCCTCGAAAGGACTCTCGACCCAGATTCCCTACATGAACCCAACGGGAACTGATTTTATTTACAGTTCCAATCTGACCTTTACGAATGCTGGCACACGGCTGGGCGCACCGGAGGTTTGGACGGAAGGTACTGAACCTTTTCAGGCCCGGACGACTCGGATTCATGTCGCATGGCTTGATTTCCCGACGAGTGGGCCGACCCGGAGAAGCGGGATTTTTGCGATTCCTTCTGGCGGGGGAGGAACGAATGCGTATAACTATATTGCAATAACAACCCGGAATGATTCGGATACAGCCGTTTATGCAAATCTGGCTGTTCGCAGCCTTTCTAATTCAGACCAATCGGCCCAGTTTAATTTGATGTTATCGGGAACAAGTTCAAATGATTGGCGAACACTCTTTAAGGTTAACTACGATTCCCAGTTCTGGTTTATGTCGGAAACCTCGGCAGACGATATTAAGGTATTTTTTATGCAGGGATCGACTCAGGTTGTAACGACCGGATGGGACGACTCGAAAGCTGCTTATCAAATATCGCTGGGGAATGATTTCGATGCAGCGAATAGATTTGAGGTCGATACTAATTTTTGCAGATGGTACGGAGGAGCGGAGGCCGGGATGCTTATTAAAGCCGCTACGGGTGCAAATAACGCAAGGTTGCAGCTTGACGCTGGGAGTACGGGCGATTCAATAATCGAGTTCCTTGACGGGGGAATTTCAAGGCGGGTGATTGGTTACGATGAATCGACGTCGAGAATTATTATCTCCGGGGGTACCACTTTGGGCGATGCAAGCCGTTATGAATTTTATTCTCAGAATTGCAATTTCCTCGGATCGGCTGCTTTGACTTTTACCCTCGATGCAGCAAGCTCAAGTTGCTCGTTGTTTATTCAGGCTGCGGCTACGTCGGATGCTCGGATCCTTTTTAGGAATGATACGACGACTCGTTTTATTATGGGCATGGATTATTCCCGGTCGCAGTTTCAGATTAATTCCAGTACCGACTTTGGGATAGCCCCGGATTTCTGTATCAATTTCGACGGTAATATGGGAATCGGGGAGGCTCCGATCAGTGGTTATCGGGTTCGTATGTTCGATAGTAACGCTACTGGTACGCATTATATTCTGAATCTTTTCCATGATGGAAATAACGCCACCTCTCACGGTATGCGTATTCAGGCTGGTTTGGACACACTCTCGACCTCCGATACAAATTATCTCCTGGCACTTGACGGAAATGGAACGACTGTCGGAGCGATACTTGTGGACTCGACCAGCTTCAGGCTGTTTAATGCTGTCAGTTCTAAGAAGCTGAAAAAGAACATCCGGGATATGGACGAGAACGTTACTGAAATGTTTCGGAATAAGAAAGCTCAGCCGAAAAAGTATAATTTCAAGGGCCGGAATAAAGCTGACGAGGAAAAGATTAAAGAAAGAGGCGAGGAACTTATTGATAAAATCGGCTTCGTTATTGAGGACTTGGCAGAGATTTTCCCCGACGTTGCGAAAGAGCTTGACGACGGGCATGAAGGGGACGGTACGGTTCCGGCTTATTCCGAGGTCGCTTTGATTCCTTACATGGTTAAGATGCTGGTCGAGATGGACGAGAGGCTACAAACTTTAGAAACACCTTAAATATATTCAAATGAAGATCGAACTCATTATTTCGCACGAGGAGTCTTTAAAGGCTCTATCACAATTATCGCTATCGGACGCTCAGCTTGCTTGGGATTTGTCCGACTCTCTGGAATTAGTTGGAAAGGCGACTCAGAAATTCCACGAAAAAAGGAACGAGCTGATTAAAAAGTACGGGAAGCCTGAAAAGGATAACCCGGAACAGTTCAATATTACCGACCTGAAATCTTTTAATGCAGAGATTCAAAAGCTGGCTGCGGTCGAGGTCGATATTAGCTGGCCCGAATTAAAACTTGAGAACCTGAACGGGGAGGCTGTAAAGCCAGCCCAAATTTTAGCTTGGCGAGAATTGGGAATCATTAAAAAATAGCACGATGGCAGAAAAGAAATCCACAGGGGCAAAATCTGCTCCAAAAGCAAAAGCGGGGGCTAAGTCTGCTCCGGCTAAGAAAACGGCAAAAAAGCCAGCAGGGAAACCTAAAGCGGCTGCAAAAAAGACCGAGGAGGTTCCGGCCTACGCTCTGAAAATGCCGAACGAATTTATTGCCGGAACGGAAGACTATCGTAACCTCGTAACAAAAGGCAACGAGCTGGCTGGTTCGGTGTGGAATCCTAACAGGGTTCGCCCTGCAATATTCTTCGGACTCTGGAGAAAGGTTCGGGAGCATTATAAATTACCAGCAGGGCCAATGCCTCATGTCCCGTGAGGAGCTTTTAAAATTCCTTAGCCAAAGCAACTGGGATGAAAAAGCAAGGAGGACGCTCGTTAAGGAATGGAACGAACTGCGTACTGATGTGGGCAAAATTACTTACTCTCATGTCCGTACTGCCTGTCGGTTGAGACAGGTCAGGGATTCATTTCGCAATTTTTTAAGTACGGAAAATGTCGTAAATTAGCTTTGTCATAATACAGATTGAAAAAGGTTAGAAGGGTCGTCGGTGAAAACTGGCGGCCCTTTCCTTTTATCCCAAAAAAAATCGACCAAAAACCCGATTTCGATTTTAAGGTACCAAAGCGAGCCATACGGAGGTTTAACACCCCTTGCGGTATGGTAGCATGACCCCGACCAAGATCGGCTAATCGACTGTGCATCAGTGCAGTTATCGGAGCCTTTTTTCCGGCCCTTTTTCCCTTATAAATAAGGACAAAAAAAAGTTTGCATAAAAGTGTAACAAAGTGTAACTTTATGTAACGATTCAGAGTATAAAGAAGTAAGTTCCTTGAAATGCTGAAAGTTACCCCCCCGGAGGCGAGAGCCGCAAAGTTATCCGAGAACTGAAATGAAAGGGACCGGACGTAGGGAGCCGGGGCGTAACTGGAAGTATTTTTTAAATCCCCCCGAGCAAGTGTAAGTCTGGTACTCCTTATTTTTATAAGGGCTGAAAGTGATGAATCCGAGTAAGCGAATAAGACTCCAGGTGCGAGAAGCGGAGGCGGGGGCCGATGATCTGGGATTGCATACGAACGCCACGACCTTTTAGAGAGCGTTAAGCCATGACCGCAAGCGAGCAGTATGTACGGGGTTCAATTCCCCGGATCGGCACTACCTTTTTTCATTAAATTATGACAGCCATGAAAACTTTTAGAATTACAATCGACGATGTTAATGTTTACTTGTATGAAACCGTTCAGGCTAAAACTGAACGGGCTGCAGTAAATAAGGTACTCAAGCCCCTCTGGGACACCCTCTCTGAAATGCCAAAAATAATTGTTGAACAAGTTTCATTTTAAATCTGGAATCATGGAAACGATATACCGAGAACGTGACTTGAAAGTAAACGCAATTATGACCGGGGCTGAAATTTGGGCCGCTGGGCAAATGGGTTGCGAGGTAACTGTACACGGTGTAAAACAAAAGCCGTGGGAAATGGAAATGCGGTTCCGTAAGTCCGTAAGGAAATGGAACGTTATCCTCTCTTATCTGGCCGGAGAGGCCGACCCGGAAGTAAATGTTCAAGATTCTGTTTTTAAATAATAACCTTTTAAATTTTGTGTTATGACAACTCAAGAAAAAAACACCGTTTTAAATTTGCTGAAACAGCAGAACGGAGAATTTCGGAAATTTGATATTCGTACCTCAGAGGAACGGGGAAAGAATAACAAGCACGATTGGACTCTTTACGTATTTGAATTATCCCGTAAGCGGGTGGATTATAACGACGAGTCGAAGGGCTTTTATTATGAGGCCGACGGACTCCTTTATAATGCGAATTTAATTACCCGCTTTGCTGACGTGGTTAATGCTTTATCCGTTGTGAGGATTCAGGAGGATTGGGGCGAAAATAAGGATATGAACGGTCAGCCGTGTGTAAAGATTTGGTAAAATGCGAGCAGTTAAATCTGCGGGGGAGAAGCGGTCGGCAGAACGCACCGATGGGCTTATCCGGGGTCGAGTCCCGGCTCCCCACTATCTTGCACAGTTGTGCAGATTTATGTAATTATTCATTAACTTTAAATGTGTATTATGACAGAAAAAGAAGTAATCGTAAACAAGCTGAATCATACCCTCGCAAATAGGTCGAGGGATATTTTTCAGGCGATTGGTCACATCGAAACCAGTGGCCAAATGATCGACGACTTTCTGGTTCCTTCCAGAAAGCTATCCTTTACCAATAACGGGAAAGTATCGCTCGAATTTAAGGACGAGAAAATGGGATTGCATACCAATGCGATCAACCAGCTTGCCTCCCGTTTTGGATTATCTGCGAAAGACTTGCAGAGAGAGGCTAACGGGAAAAAATGGGAACGTGATGTTTTCGCAAGCCGGATGAATGAATACGGTTTGAACGCTCCCCGTAAAAATGTTCTGGTGCGTAAGGTTAAGGATCAGGCGAAAGCAGTCCTGAGTGACCGATACCGGATCATAAATACTGCCGCCATCTTTGCGGCTTTCCTGAAAGCAGCAGCCGATACCGGGGCTGTTCTGGTCGATGCCGTACACGGTGATTTGCGGGATTTTCTGGAAGTTATTCACCCGGAGGTTATTGAGATACCCACGGAAAAGAACGGGATTATTTACTACGGAATGGGAGCCCAGATACGGGACTCTGGTTTCGGGGTCGGTAAATTTGATGTTCGGATCATGGGTCTGAACGTGGTTTGCTTGAATGGGCTTACTCGTGATTCTGTTATGCAACAGGTTCATCTGGGATCGAGGTTAGAATCCCAACATCAGATAAGTTTTGCCGAGGAAACTATCGAGGCTGATACTAAAGCTCGGAGCCTTGCGGTACGTGATACCATGAAAAGCCTGTTCAGCAGAGAGAACTTTACGAGAGAGCGTCAGAGGGTTACGGATGCTACCGAGATCGAGCTGGACTTTCCAGAGGAAATAAAGAAACTCCCGAAAATGGGATTCCATAAATCGGAGGTCGATTTACTGACCAAGACGTTAATGGAGGCCAATCCGGAGGACGGGATTCAGGGCAAAAACACTCTCTGGAAACTGGCGCAGGGAATGACAGCCGTTGCCAATAAGGTTGAGGATAAAGAGCGCAAGCGTGACTTGCAGGATATGGCTTCGGGGATGCTTACTAATTTCGTAAAGTAATGATCGAAGATTTGACATACGGAACTGATAAGCGGGGCGATTATGCTTACTTTATTGAGGACAAGCATATTCTCCCTGACGGATGGCGGGTTGACGATGAGGCCCGTACAGGAAAGTCCGAGGCTATTTTCTTTCGTATAATCTGCGAAGGAAACCATACTAAATCTCACGGATGGATCGAAGATAATATAATCGTCCAGTGGGGATAAATATTTAATTGATAATCGGAGGGTCGGAAGTCTAAATAATGACAGCGTGAACGTTGAGCGAACGCCCCTGTTCACCCGACCCTCTTTTTAAACGACGATATGGATTTAAGCAAAAAACAACAGATCGACATTCTGGTCAACGCAATTAAATATGCGTTGGAGAAAAATCAAAGTTTATTCTTACTAACTGAGTCAGGCGATGCTAAAATTTTCAGCTTGCAGGGCAACCCTCAGGAGCTTACCTTTTTAATGGTAAAGGCGATGCAACAGGATAAGAGATTCGCACAGGTCGTAGAGATAGCAGCGAAGGTTTATAAGGGTGAAACACCGCCCATGCCTGAATGGTTAAAAGACTTGTTTAAAAAGCTGATCCCGGATAACTGGGAACCGCTCGACTGCGATAATTGTCCTACGAAAGACGACTGCAAAGTTCGTGACGAGATATTCTGCGAAAAGGATATGCCGAAAGAACTGCGGGAGATATTAGACGAAATCTTTAATAACCCAAAAAATGGAAAGTGAGCGAAACCTACGTTTTAACGTTAATCAGGACTTATACGATAAGATCGTAAAGGTTCAGGGGCTTTTAAGTTTCAAGGAGTCCAGAAAAGTAAGTATGCAGGATGCGTATAGCAGAATCCTCGAAAGGGGTTGCGTAGAAATCTTGAAACACAATCGTTAATTTAAAAACTGTATTATGGCAGAAATTGTTGAAAACCCGATTACGGGTATTGTGAAAAGTTTAGCTGAATTTCAGAACGCTTGTCCAGCTATTAAGAAAGACAGCAAGGCGGGAACTGGGACGTATTCGTATAAGTACGGAAGTTTGCCCCATGTTCTGGAAGTGATCCGGCCCCACTTGAAAAAGGCCGGACTTTGTTTTTCCCAGCCTATCGTAACTCGTGAGGGTGTCGAGTACATCCTTACTATTTTGTACGATGTGAAAACTGGCGAGAAGCTGGAATCGAAAATGGAACTGACGAAAATGGAAATGAAGGGCATGAATATTGTCCAGGCGAAAGGTTCTGTTATTACCTATTTAAGACGGTACGCTCTTATGTCGATGCTCGGAATTGTAGCCGAGGACGATGATACCGATGCAGCTGGTCAGGAGGTTCGGGAGCAACCAGCTACCAGAGCGACTACTCAAGAGGCTCCGAAACCGTGGCTGAATCCTACTATTAAGGGCATGGAGAACGTGGCGTGGCGTAAGGCTGTGCGATTCCTTGCTAAAGACGGTACGATTGAGCAGATTAAAACTAAGTACCGGATCAGTAAAGCGAACGAGGAAAAGCTGAAAAACGAATCTTTGTCTTTCGTCGAACCTGAAGTTATCGAGGTTAAGCCCGAACAGGCTAATATGGATTTCGATAATCAGGGGGGGCAGCCTTTCCCTGACGAGCCGGAGGATAATCCGAATAATTATTAACCTTTTAAATTCTGTATTATGAATCGAGCGATTAAAATTATTTCCGAAATCCCTGCTAATAAGGCCGGGATCAAATTATTTGCCGATGCCGTAGTTTCTGGCATTATGGATGGCGAAACGGATCCTCTGGACGTGAGGGCTAAGATCGACGCTATTGAAAAGATTATCAAAGCGATAAAGGACGACGTTGCTTTTAAGGATGCCGTTCTCGATCAAGCTGATTTGTACCCGGATAAAACCTTCGAGCTGAATAACATCAAATTCACGAAGGCCGAATCTGCTAAGTACGATTATTCGGACGATGAAATCTGGAACGACCTGAAGGAAAAAGAAACCGAAGCAGCAGAGGCCCGGAAGTCGGAGGAGGAGCTTTTAAAAACTCTGAAGGAACCGACGGAGGTTAATGGCGTATTGCGTCACCCTCCCTTTAAGAAATCGACCTCGTATGTTCGTGTAACATTTGGCTAAGATGCAGACGATTAAAGAAGCGAAGGAGTTTCTTTACGCTAACTGGGATAAGGGTACTCGGTGCCCGTGTTGCAACCAGCACGTTAAATTGTATAAGCGGCCTTTGCATAAGGGCATGGCTATTGATTTGATTCGTGTTTATAAAGCTACACGGCACCTCCCTCCCGGTGAGTTTATCCATGTCGAATCTATTCTGCAAACTGGGAACCGAAAAAGCTATTCTCATAATTTTGCCCTTTCCCGCTTTTGGGGTCTGGCGATACGTAGCTCTGAGGTTCCCGAAAATCAGTCTGCGAAATGGGACGGAAAATGGAGGTTAACCCAGCTCGGGATCGACTTTGTTCTTAACAGGGTGAAAGTTCCGAAAAGGGTTCACACTTATAACTCTACGAAATATGGGCAGAGCGTTGAAATGATTACGATACGTGAGGCTCTTACCGATAAATTGAATTATGAACATTTAATGAACGAATAATATTATGGCAAGCGATTTAATAAAAGTAACGGGACTCTGGGAGTCCACCGATAAAGACGGAAACATGGTTTTATCTGGCAACCTTTCTGGTTCAGCCCGGATTCTGATCTTCGTTAATAAGTTTAAAGAGGAGCAAGAGCGAGGGCCGGATTACGAAATGTACGTTGCTAAGAAAGAGCCGAAAGATGAATAAGCAAAAGGCTCCGTATTTTCCCTTTTACTATCGGGACTTTTGGCACGCTGTCCGTCACATGACGAAGGAGGAAACGCACGACTATTTGTTTCTGTTATGTGAGCAAGCGGATAGTGCTACCGGAAGCATCTCTCATAAAATTTGGGATAAGCTGAAACCCTGCGAAGAAATTGCGGAAAAGTTCGAGCTTGACCTTAACGGATATTTCAATGTTCGTATGAGAGACATACTACATAAAAGAAGTTCCTTTATCGAGTCCCGTAAGGCAAACCTTATGGGAACTCATAAGGGTTCCCGTATGGAAAAGAGAAAAGAGAAAACAGAAAAAGGAAATAAGAATACGGATAATGAAAAGGGAAAATTGAAAAATAAAACTCCCGATCCACCATTAGTTTATCCTTTTACTGACGAACTATTCCTGAACCGCTGGACAGCTTGGCGTGAGTATAAGCAAGAGCAGTTCAGATTCACTTATAAACCACGAGGAGAGCAAGCCGCCCTGAAATTGATCGGTGAGCTCAGTAAAGGTTCCGTACAGGTTGCGGTAGCTATTATTGAGCAGTCGATGGCGAATGGCTGGAAAGGTTTTTTCGAGTTGAATAGCAACGGGAAGCCTGATCAGAAAGCTATCTCCGATGGCGTAGATGAAATCCTCAAAAAACATGGAGTCGATCATGGCAGAACTTAGAAAGAAAGACGACCAGCTGGATTTTTATAATCGTAAGCTGAAAGAATCCGACCGAGAAAACTGGGTCGAGTTTATTACTGCTATCGTGCTTGAACTGATGCAGCTCAATTTACAGAACCTCCCGGATCCCGGAATTATCGTGAAAATGTCGGAGAGGCTTTACGGCCTCCTCAAAACACGATGGCCCGGAGTGACGAAGGATCAGTTTTATCGAACCCTGCATCACGGCTATACGAAGCAAGGCTCTTATGGAAATTTCCGGGTAACGTACCCGCTTTTGGCAAACTGGGTTTTATATCATCAGCAGATGAATAAACCTAAAACGGAGAAAGAACCAACTCCCGCCCTTCATGAGCAAGCGAAAGATATCATGACGGGATTAGCTGAATACCGAAAGCGAGTTGAGGCCGGAGAGTATAAACCGGAAGGACGTGGGGGCAAATCTCCATAATAATCTGGTAAAAATGAAAACGGAAATGATCAAGGAACTGAACCTCAACGATACTGGTCGGGGTGACTTGTTCGAGATAATAGATCGTTATCTAAAGTATGCGATAACGGTAGGCTACGAAAAAGCCATGTCGGACTTGGCGCAGGGAATTGATACGATTCCGCTTTCGTTTGATTAACTTGCAAATGGTTCTTTCTTCAAGACGGAGGGAGTGGGCGCGGGGTTTCCCCGAAAGCCGCTCCCTTTTTTTATCGGCATACTTGTAATCTGTTTAGCGTACCTGAGAGTTCACCTCAAAACACCCCTGTCGGTCGATTCCAGGGGGCATACGTGGACTTTCTCACCGGAGTGGTATATTATATCCACTCTGATACTGCGACTGAATTTCGGGCTTAAAACGGGTCTGGTGAAAGGGTGAAAAAAAGCGACTGTTTATAACGGGTTTTGTGGTTTAATATTTTCATCGTAAATTGCGGTATGGAAAAACTTGCGGAAACCATACGGAGAAATAAGAAAGACGTTTTCGAGTATCGGCTGGTAAAGCGGAACGATAACGTTGCGATGTTTGCCCAGTGGTATCTGGATTGCGACGAACCCCGGATTGTGGCTTACGAGGTATTCTTTATCCGTAAGCAAAAACCTAAAACGAGAACTATCCCCGGACACGGAGAGGTCGAATATCATGCGAAGGAACTCTTTCCGAGGGACGAGGATTTCGGATATTCGGCATGGTCGATTACTGATGTAAAAAGGGCCGACGAGAAATTTGAGGAGCTTACCCGTCGAGCCTATTATGCTTATAAAGCAATGCGGAATTAAAAAATGAACGGACTGGACGAAGAAGGATATCCGACCGAAGAATATTTGCAATTCATACGGGATTATGAACCGACGAAATTGCCGATTATGGAAATGGTATCAATAATCTGCGAGAATTGGTATTACGGCGATTGGGGCTGGCGATTGAAAAGAAAGTACCGAGGGATAAGGAAACTCGAACTACATACCGGGGGCTGGTCCGGTAATGAAGATATAATCGCTGCGATAAAGTCGAATATCTATCTGACCCACTTTACTATGCGCCACGTTGCATGGGAAACGGGAGGACACTTTTATTTTGAAATAACTGTAAGATCGGGGCCGAGTGAATAAGGCGGATTCCATATTAAAAGGTCTGGACTTGAAAACCCTGCCGCCCAGTGCCCAAAGAGGCGAACCCGGAAATGCCCTTGAAATATAATACCCGGGATTTTAAATCATGGAAAAACGAAAAGTCTTAAAAAAGAACCTGAAGAAATGCGGGGGCGTACTGATCCCGGATATCAGAAAATATAAAAGGAGGCCATGCGAACGGTGTAAAAGGTTCCGGCAGGGAGAACCAGCACTCGTATCTACGCTGGCTTGGAATCATCAAGTCGAAGAATATACTTGCGAATTATGGTTATAATTTTGGACACGACAGAAGGTAAATCGTATCATTTCAAAACCAGAAAGGATGCGGGGAATTTTGCAGGGGTGACGCAACCGACCCTCCGGGGCTGGCTGGCTCACCCTTTTTTTTTGTATAAAAGTTTTATCATTACAGAATCGAATCATGAAAAGATTAGCGAAACGAAAAAAATCCTTAACGGTAAGGCTATTCGGCATCGAGTTAACGTATAACCCTCCGGGGAACCGCCCGATCTGGTACCGATCCGTTCCATTTAAAACTCTGAATCATGTCCAGTAATTACAGATATGAGGAACCCAGAAACGTTGAGGGGTGCCGGGGATGTGCCGCCCTTTTTTTAGTGGTGGCAATAGTCGTCGTTACTCTAACAGTCCTGGCATTGACAAATGCGATTTAAGGGGCCAAAGCGAGCCATACAGCGACTTTCACCAAGGAGCGGTAGGATAGCATACCCCCGATAGAGAACGGCTAAACGACTTAAACTCAGGTAGTTATGAAGGTAAAAATTGACGACCTCATTCTGAATGAAAAGAATCCGAGGACGATAAGCATGGAGCAATTCGATAAATTGAAAAAGTCGATACAGGAATTTCCTGAAATGATGGAACTGCGACCGATAGTTATTGACGAGGACGGGATCGTTCTGGGAGGGAATATGCGACTGCGGGTTTTAAAAGTAATGGAGTATAAAGAAATTCCAGCGGAATGGGTAAAGAAAGCCAGCGAATTGACTGAGGAGCAAAAGAAAGAATTTATTATCAGGGATAACGTGCCAAGTGGCGAATGGGATTGGGACATACTTGCGAATGAATGGGAGATAACCGACCTCGAGGATTGGGGCGTAACCGTTCCCACGATAAAAAATACAGACCTCCTTTCCGGCCTTGAATACGACCCGCTTTATTATGAGCCTAAAGACAGGCCCGATATTAAACTCCGTGACTGCGTAAACCTTGAAAAGTTTAATGCGAAGGTCGAAGCCTTGAACGAATATGATCTGACGGAGGAGGAGAAAGAAACCCTCAAGCTATTTGCCTATCGGTTTATTAAAATCGACTTTGAAAACGTGGCGAACTTTTATTCCTTTCAGGCCAGCGAAGAGATGCAGAAAGCTATTGAAAGGCTCAGGCTCGTACTGACGGATAACGGTATTGCTGGATTTATCGAGGACGATCTTTTAAAAATCCTGAGTATAACGGACTACGAATTTAAAAACCCTGACGAGCTGGCCGATGATTGATATATTTATCCCGAGCTACCACCGACCGGATAATCTGAAAACGGTTCAGTACTTTGTAAAGAATAACTACGACGTATCGAAACTCCATGTCGTCGTGGATGACGAGGCCGACGATATTGAGGAGTATAAGGCACAGGCGAAAAAGATCGGCTTTAAACTCCACGTATTCAATATGGCTGAATCGATTGCGAGATTTGACTACGTACACAGGCCCAGCGTATCGAGGAGGTCGGGAGGACAGGCCAGAAATATGTTTTATGAAATAGCCAGGAAAGAAAAGATCAGCTTTTACTTGGTTATGGATGACGATACGAATACCTTCCAGACCAGACCGTTCTCCGTTTATATTGAAATATCCCAGATCGAGGATGTGATAAAAGTATTCGATGCGATAAAGGAATTTATGCAGAGGCAAAAAATCGGGTGCTTTGGACTGAGCCAGACGGGCGACCTCTTTATGAGAACCGATACGAGACTCCTCCGTAAAAAAGTTATGAACACCACCTTCATAAACAGTAAGTTTATCTACCGGGGCGAGAAAGGGGTACAGGATAACGATACCTCGCAATTCGTAGGGATAATGAACGAGGGCTATTTTACCGGGAGCCTTATCAGCGGGATAGTATTACAGCAGGTGGCGAGTGCGTCTGCAAAAGGAGGGCTTACCGACCTTTACAACGAATTGAAACTCCTTAACAAATCTCTGGTCGTGCCGATCCAGTTCCCCAGTTGCGTGTTTGCTGAAAAGCAAGTCATGAACGGGAATAGGCTACACCATAAAATCCGATACCGATATTTGGCTCCCTGCCTGATGAAAGGGAAACGCTCGAATATCGCTTGGAATACCTATCCGGAGGACGTGCCATTTACGAATGAACCCAAGCGACCCCATGCCAGAAAAAAGAAAAAGTCAGAAGCAGATTAAGGAGGCACAGCTGGCACAGCAAAAAAAAGCGTACCTCGATGCTCTCGAAAAATCTCTCGGAGTGGTAACGACTGCCTGTAAAAATACCGGGATCCCGAGGAGGACGTTTTATAACTGGTTATCGAATGACGAGGAGTTTGCGAAGGAGGTTAACGACATGAAGGAAATCGCCCTCGATTATGCTGAGAGCAAACTACATGCCCGGATAACTGAGGGGAGCGATACAGCGATTATCTTCTTTCTGAAAACTCAGGGTAAGTCCCGGGGATATATCGAGAGGTCGGAAATTGCTAACGTGACCGAACCAGCATTTATTGTTAAGCCTGAACAGAAGGGCGTTTTAAAAGTTTTGAAAACGATTGACGAGAGAAATAAAAAGGCCGGAGCTTGACTTTGATACGACTATCGTATTCGACCAGTTGGCACAGTACATGGAATCCCGTGTCGTGTGCCTGTACGGTGGATCGAGTTCGAGCAAGACTATCTCTGCGTTGCAGTATCTCACCCTCATTGCTGAAAGGAGCCTCGAACCTCTGATTATTACCGTTATCGGTGAATCCCTCCCCGTAATTAAAAGATCGGTTTATCGTGATTGGCAGAGGATCGTAATGCGGGAAAGGTATAACCCGGATCGGTTTAATAAGAACGATAATACGTACTATTTTGGAAGGGGCTCGATCTTGCAGTTTATCCCTGCGGATGACGAGGCTCGGTTTTTTGCGATGCGTCACGACTACGTTCTGATTGACGAGGCTTATAATATCTCGAAGGGAATCTTTGATCAGGTGGAAATCCGAACCCGCCTGCAGATTCTCTTAACGTGGAATCCGGTTGCGCCTTTCTGGGCTACGAAACTTGAGGACGAGAGGTCGGACGTTGTAGTGATCCACGCCACGTATAAAGATAATCCTTACCTCGACCAGCATATT